TGCTCTTCCGATCTGAGTGGGACCACCTTCCAAATTACCATCAAGGACAACCACTTCGGCGCGGACATGTCGGTGGAGGCGGTGGCCCAGACCCTGGCCGACCTGCTGGAGCGCAAGCTGGCGGCGGGGGTGATTGGATGAGGCGCACCATCAGCCTGCTGGAGGAGCAGGCGGGGCGGGAGCTGGTGCTCCCCGTGACCCCCAGCTCCTACGCCTGGACCCACGCCAACCGGGTGGAGACCGTGCAGTTGGACCAGGTGGGGGAGATAAACCTGCCCGGCGGCGCCCTGCTGGGCAGCTGCACTCTGGAGGCCCTGCTGCCCGCCAGGCTCTACTCCTTCTGCAACCCGGGCGCGGTGGCCAACCCCTACCGCTACCTGGAGCAGCTCCAGCGCTGGAGCGACAGCGGCACGCCGGTGCGCTTTCTGGTCTCGGGCACGCCCACCAACGCCCTGGTGCTCATCGAGAGCGTGGAGTACGGCGAGCAGGACGGCACCAACGACGTCTATGCCACCATCATCCTGCGGCAGTACCGCAAGCCGGAGACACCGGTGGCGGCCGTATCCTCCGGCACGGCCACGGCCGCCCGGGACAGCGCCGCCGGCGCGTCCTCCACACGTACCTACACCGTGGTGAAGGGGGACAGCCTGTGGGGCATCGCACAGCGGTTTTACGGCGACGGCAGCCTCTGTTACAGGCTCTCCGCCGCCAACAGCATTGCCAACCCCAATCTCATCCGGCCCGGCCAGGTGCTCACCCTGCCGCCCCTGGAGGAGCTGCCGGCGGAGGGGGTTATGCCGCCCAGCGCGGCGCTGGCCGAGGCGTCCGTCCTGGACCGGGACAGCGGCTGGGCGCTGGACATGGACATCCTGGAGGCCCACGCCCAGGCCAGCAGAAATCCGCTGGACGCCTTCGGGGTGGACAGCCGTCTGGAAAAGCACATCAAAAAACCGAATCTGGACCAGGCGGACAAGGTCCAGCCGGTCGGGGGTGGGATTTGATGGACTATGAGCTTCTGCTCACCGCCCCGTCGGGCGGCGAAACTCGGGACCTCGCTCAGCTGGTGCAGACCATGAGCTGGAGCGGCAGCGTGCGGCAGACGGCCCGGGAGCTGTCCGCCACCCTGGCCGTCCCACGGGACGGCAGCGTAACGCCCCCGGCCCTCCGGGAGGGCGCGTACCTCACCCTGCGGCGGGCGGGGGAGACGGTGTTCACCGGCCCCCTGCTCACCGCCACCACCTCCTCCCAGGACAGCCTGGTGGATTTGTCCGCCCTGGACCGGGGGCGGTTCCTGGCGGGCAACGAGGGGTGGTATTCCTTCTCCGGCGTCACCCCCGAGACGGCCGCCGCCGCCATCGCCCGGGACTACGGCATCCCGGTGGGCGCTCTGGCTTCCACCGGCGTGAGCGTGAGCCGGAAATTCCCCGGCGTGGCCCTGGACAAGATTATCCGCACCCTCTACGGCCTGGCCGGGGAGGTCAGCGGGAAGCGCTACCTGGTCCGCTTCACCGGCGCCGGGGCCCTGGAGGTGGTGGAGAAGCCCTCGGCCGCGTCGCTGTCCATCGTGTCCACCATGGCCGTGACCAACACCTGGGACATCACCAACCTCCAGAACAGCGTGGCCATCCGTACCCGGGAGGGGGCGCTGGTGCGCCGGGTGGAGGACGCCGCCTCCGTGGCACTCAACGGGCGGCTGGAGCACGTGCTCACCCAGCGGGACGGGGAGGACGCGGGCAAGGAGGCCCAGGCCTGGCTGGCCGACCACGGCCTCCGGCAGAACCTGACGGTGGAGACCCTGGGAGACCCCCGGCTCATCACCGGCGGGGCGGTCCTCCTGAAGGACACGGGCAGCGGGGTGTCGGGCCTGTTCTGGATTGATGGCGACACCCACACCTGGAAGAACGGACAGTACTACTGCAAATTAACGCTGAACTTCCGCAGCCTGGTGGACGACACCAGGGCGGGCAGCGAGCTGTGAGAGGAGGACGGGCATGGACAGCCTGGAACAGAGCGGCGGGCGCATCGCGTCCGCCATTGTAAAGCTGGGGGGACAGGGACAGGAGCCGTCCCCCTTCCGGCTTGGGCAGGTGCTGGAGGCCGGGCAGGGGCGGCTGCGGGTGTCCTGCGGCGGCCTCCCGCTGGAGCGGGAGGCCCTGTATCTGGCGGCCGGCCTGGACTTCAACTGGACGGAGGACACGGGCGGCCCTGAGCTGCTGCGCGCCGGGGACACGGTGGCCCTCCTGAGCGCCGACGACCAGACCTATTATCTTGTGGCGAGGATGGTGAGCGCATGAGCCTGTTTCCCCAGTTTTCCATTCCCGCCTCCGGGACGGGCGGCGACCTGCCCCTGTACGCCGACGCGGCCATGGACTACGACGCCGGCGCCCCTCTCTGGGAGGGGGGCAATCCGGTGGTGGTAACCGGGCTGGAGGCCGTCAAAAGCTGGGCCTGGCGGGCCGTGGCCACCGCCCGGTACCGCTACGGCGCCTTCAGCTGGGACTACGGCTGTGAGCTGGAGAACCTGGTGGGACAGCCCTACCTGGCGGACACCAAGCGCAGCGAGGCGGCCCGGTACATTCAGGACGCCCTGCTCTCGTCCCCCTATATCACCGCCTGCTCGGTGACCGACGTCACCTTTGACGGCTCCACATTCCACATGACGGTGGACTTTTCCACCCTTTACGGCAAGGAGGGATTCCGTGTTTGAAGACAGAACCCAAGCGAATATCAAGGCCGAGGCCCTGGCCCTCCTGAGCCCGGCGGCCGGGGTGTCGGCCCTGTCCGGCAGCTACGCAGACGCCACCCTGGGGGCTGTGGCCGGGCAGCTCAGCGAGCTCTACCAGGTGCTGCCCGCCGTGGTGTCCATGCTCTTCGTGGACGAGTACAGCGGGCCCTACATCGACCTGGTGGGCAAGACTTATTTCAACATCACCCGCCGACCCGGCACCAAGGCACGGTGCTCCATCACCCTCAACGGCGATGCCGGGACGACCCTGCCCGCCGGCACCGTGTTCCTCACCCGCTCCGGCCTGGAGTTCCTTCTGCTGGAGTCGGTGACCATTCCACAGGGCGGCACAGCGGAGGGAACTCTGGAGGCGGCGGAGATCGGTGCGGCCTACAACGTGGGGGCGGGGGAGATCACCCGCATGTACATCAACGCGGTGGGCCTGTCCTCCTACACCAACGGGGAGGCCCAGGGCGGCACCGACACCGAGAGCGACGCCGCCCTCCTCGCCCGCATCCAGGAGCGCCGGGAGAAGCCCGCCAACGGGGCCAACGGCTGGCAGTACCGCCAGTGGGCCCTCAGCGTGGCGGGAGTGGGCGACGCCAAGGTGGTGGAGCTCTCCCAGGGCCCGGGGACGGTGGGTGTGACCATCGTGGACAGCAACATGGCCCCGGCGTCCCCGGAGATTGTGGAGGCCTGCCAGGCCCTCCTGGACGCCCAGCGGCCCGTGGGCGCCACGGTGACCGCCGCCGCGCCGAAGGAGGTGGAGCTGGACGTCTCGGCCACGGTGGTCATCGCCGGCTCCACTACGGCGGAGACGGTAGAGAAGGCGTTTTTCGTCCGGCTGAAGGAGTATCTGGCCGGGGTCATAAAGGCCAAATATGACACTATTTACTACAGCCCGGAGGAGGACACGGCCTACACCGTTATCTACAACCGGATTCTGGCCCTGCTGCTGACCATCGACGGCGTGGAGAACGCCGCCAGTCTGACCGTCAACGGCGGGACCAAGGACGTGACCATACAGGCCAATCAGGTGCCCGTAGCGGGCACGGTGGAGGTGACAAAGTAGTGGACAGATACGACCTGATGCTCCAGCTGCCGGAGTTCTACCGCAGCGTGCCCTTTTCCGAGCTCCAGCGGGTGCTGGGGGAGATGGTGCGCAGGGCCGGGGAGGACGTGGACTTCACCCTGGCGCAGCTCTGGCCCCAGACCGCCAGCGGCTGGGGGCTGTCCATGTGGGAGACCGCCTACGGCATCCCGGTGGAGGTGACCAAGGATTTGGCATACCGCCGCACCCGGCTCATCTCCAAGCTGCGGGGACAGGGTGTCCCCACAATATCACTGGTTCGGGCCGTGGCCGCTTCCTTCGCCAACGGCGAGGTGGAGGTCATTGAGCACAACGACCAGTACTATTTTGTGGTTAAGTTTGTCTCGATTCTGGGGGTGCCTCCCAATATCGACGACCTGACCGCCGCAATCAACGAAATTAAGCCCGCGCACTTCAATTTTGTCTATGAGTACATCTTCCGCCAGTGGGGGCTCTTCAAGCCCTACACCTGGGGACAGCTGGCCAACAGAACCTGGAAGGACCTGAGGGAGGGACAGCTTCCGTGAACAACACGACCTATTATAATCTGAAAAAGCCGGAGGACAGCGACAACGTTCTCATCTCCGACCTGAACGGAAACGCCGACGCCATCGACCAGGCGCTCCACGGCCTGAACGAGGGCCTGAAGGGCCTGAAATACGAGCCGCCCCTCACCCAGGCGGGGAGCAAGAGCGCCGTCGCCGACGGGGACGGCCTGGTGGTCACCGACAGCGCCGACGGGAACAAGACCAAGCGGGTGCTGTGGAGCGCCGTCAAGTCGGCCCTGTCCGCCATCTTTGCCGACAAGACACACAAGCATTCCGCCGCGGATATCACCAGCGGGACGCTGAGTATCAGCCGTGGCGGAACCGGACAGAGTACAGCTCTGGATGCGGCCAAGGCGTTGGGACGTGGGTACGGTATCTGTTCCACCCCGGCGTCAACAGTGGCCAAGACGGTGGCCCTGTCTCAGTTCTCCCTCAACACCGGGGCGGTGATAGGCGTCAGGTTCACCTATAAGAATACCGCCGTGAATCCGACTCTGAACGTCAACAGCACAGGGGCAAAGCCTATCTATAACTGCATTACAGGTACGTATATCAAACCTGGCGACATTGAAACCGGCATGACGGCGTTCTTCACATATAACGGGAGCCAGTGGGTGCTGCTCAATCCGTCCAGCGGCATAAAAGGTGCGTCCGGGACCTATATAGGAACCGGGAAGTATGGGAAGGAAAACAAGACGAGGCTGGATTTTGCGTTTGAACCCAAGTTTCTCGTTATCGGATATTCTTCACTCATCGCTGTATTTGCGAGAGCTGCGTCAATATGTTCTATATTGGATTCCCAGAGTTCGGCTATCGGATATCTACAACCAGGCAATAACACCGAATGGGGGGAATCTTATGTGAGCTGGTACAATGAGCATAGTTCATATGAACAAATGAACAGCAACGGCTATGAGTACAACTACATCGCGATAGGATAAGGGAGGCCGTATGTATATAAATCCGATTACGTTGACGAATCAATCCACATACGCGCCTGGGCTGCTGACGCTGACGCCCGAGCAGAAATCCGTCTATCTGAAGCACAACGGCTTTGTGCGCATTCTCTCCACCGACCCTGTGGAAATCGAGGCCGACACGGAGGCGTGGGAGGCGTGGAAGAAGGCGGAGGCAGAGAAGCCTGGGCCGGAGCCCCAGCTCCCCACCGAGCTGGAGCAGCTGCGGGCGGATGTGGATTACCTGTCCGCCATGACG